GTTTGGGGCTCGCGCTCGGCTCCAAAGGAGACGCTTTCACAAAGCGAAGCGACTGAAAGAACCCTTGGGTGAGAGAACAAAACGGATAAAACAAAAAAGAGAGGCCTCACAGTCTCTCTTTTTCTGTGATCCGTTTGGGGTCAGGTAGGCCACTTATTTTCAGTAAGTTATGTATTGTTGGTACGATTTTGTTACTCACGTTTAGAAATTACGAACTGCTCCTAATACCTTAAAGATGCGTCTGATGTCGGACTTTCTGATGTCCTGATAGTCGCCGTATCGGGGGTCTTTATTCTCTGGAATCAGGCGTACCATGTCTGGTTCTGGAGAGCGCGTTACCCACTTCACGGTACGCAGTCCACTCATGGTTACGATGGCGTAGATTTCGCCAAAGATAATGTCGTCGATGTGGTTGACCTGCTGGATGAAGATTTTGTCGCCGCTATTGATACGTGGTGACATTGAATCGCCTACCAGATTCAGGCACATCACACCTTTCTTATTGTAAGGTGGTAATTCGATGTAGTAGGCAGGGTAGATGGTCTGGTCGTTTTCCATTTCGTCGAAGCCACCGAGGAAGTCAACGTCGAAGTACGGTATTCCCTTGTTGCTTTCGATAACCTCTTTCCTGTCTAAGAACATATCACCTTCACCTGTCTCAAGCCAATCCATATTCAAGGATGGAGATTCTGGTTCCATTGTAGCCCATGCAGTCTTGACCTTCTGCAAAGTCTGAGGTCTCATGCCTTTCTCTCCCTCTGAAATAGGTGCTTTGAGGCGGGTTTTGAAATAGTTTGTTGCAACACCCATCTTTCTCTCGATGGCTGCTTCCGTGATTTTTGGGTACTGGTCTTTCAACCAATCCCTCAATAGGCACATTCGCCCGAACATTGATGTTTCTTGTCTCATAACTTACTGAAATTTAGATGTTTATATAAAAACCAAACGTATTTTGTAGGCTACATTATAACTGCAAACATCTGAAAAATGCTATTAAGTTCTGTTAAAACATCAGATATTATTTGGATATTCAGATTTTTTGGGCTACATTTGCAAGCGAAATCCAAGCAGTACATCAAACGTAAGCAGTAAAATTCATCAAAATTGTCTCACGACAAACTGTTTCGGACTGCAAAGATACGAAAAATATAGTAAAAATAGAACAAAAAAATCAAATAAAATCAGATATAGTATGTCAGAAAGCGTATTTTTAACATTTCAGGTCGATAAAATCAACACTGAGGACATTATGAAGATGGCTGAAGAGCGTGATTTCAAGACACGGAAACTTGTGTTTCCTAATGCTGATTTGCGAAAGAAGGCGCAGAGCACGACGAGTTGGCTCAACATCAACAAACTCCGTCCTATCGGTCTCAACCTTGCGACGAAGACTGGTGATGAAGAAACTGATCTGCTTATCACAATGGGAGAGTACAACAATGGGTAAGGAAACTTATCTCAGGACGAAAGAGGCTGCTGAATACATCGGTGTCTGTTTCAGAACGATGCAGAACTATATCGCCGACGGTCTCATTCCATGTACGAAGCCAGCGGGTCGATGGCTGTTCAAGAAGCGCGACCTCGACGCTTTCCTAAACAATGAAAATCGGTAACACGATTCACATATTTCTCTGGCTGTACCAATGGACTACGAGTTAGTCCGATGATGTAAGAAGGACTTACATAGCCAAATGACGCGGGAACTGCGTCCACCGAAAACCATTTCCGAGGTGAATAGTAGGTAAAGTTCTTGGCGGGATAAAGCCGCCTATACTGAAGAGGTGCAAACCTTGTGAAGAAAAGTTGAAGGCTAAATACGAATTTTTAGCCGTAGTCATGGACTTTAAAACTATGGTAGCGCATAGTGCGGCAAAATCATTCTGTAGCTCAGTTGGTAGAGCACATCACTTTTAATGATGGGGTCGCAGGTTCGAATCCTGCCAGAATGACCAAGATTTTTTGGCTATCTGTAAGGCTTGTGAAAGTCAAGGCAGTAATTAACATTAGTAAAATTCATATTTTTAAAGATAGCCGTTACAGCGGTGACGGCTTTTCAAGGCTTCTTTTTGCGATCCTATATATGGTGTCGTTTGGTATGTCCATTAAAAACTCCTGCTTTACAATTACTCTCTTTTGACTCATAAAATTACAATAGAGAACTTACCAATGCAGGATGATAGAGAGCGGTAACGCGCTTCCACGGCATCACTCTGGAAGGTTGGCTGAGTCTGGCTGAAAGCACCACATTGCTAACGTGGCAGTCGCTAAGGCGATTCGGGGGTTCGAATCCCTCACCTTCCGCATTAAGCACGTCTGGTTCGCTACCTTTGATCGTGACAGAGCCTTCCAGTGCTGATTACGTGCAATCACCGAGCAATCGGGGTGCTTGTTATCCTACTCGATGCTTCGAGACACTGGTTGGCTTCCTTTGAATTTTTTTCTTTGGCATGATATATTTAGGATGTGCGTTAGCCCCTGTGACAATACGGTCACGGGGGCATTGAAAAAGACAATCGTAGATAACTACATAAATGAATTGATTAACCCGTAGCCCGCTTGCTTGTGAAAGTAGGCGGCTTTCCAAAAGAATGTTTCGGTATAAGATATAGATATTTTTGATTTGTTTTAGTAGATTAGTTTTTAAGTAGTTTGTTCCACCTTGCTCGTGACGAGTAGGGTGGTTTTTCTTTTTAAGATTATGGGATATAAGGATCAGTTGAAGGAATGGCTTGACAAGCATCCGAATGCAACGGTAGAAGAGGCTATTGAGGCTGGCTACTGGATATGCAGTGACAACTGGTGCAATCGTAAGCGATAATATTTTCAGTTATGGAAAAAACATATATTGGTATTGACCCAGGCGTTAAGGGATTCATCACAGCAATGTTTCCCAACGGCAATTTTGAGTTCTATTCAATAGACGAGAACGATGATTTGGACTTGCACAGGATATTGAAGAGTGTCAAGGAACGGTCGTGGCAGGTCACGGCGGTTCTTGAAGATGTTCACGCCCTCTTCAATGCGTCGGCAAAGTCAACATTTAACTTTGGCGAGATCAAGGGCATTCTCAAAGGCTTATTGGTAGCCCATGAGATTCCTTATACTCTGGTACAGCCTAAGACTTGGCAGGGAGAGATTTGGACTAATCAGGATATGATAGTTTCGTATAAGTCTGTCATAAGAGCAGGTAAAGAGATTAAGCAGAAAGTTGTTGATACGAAGTCAACATCAATCAATGCCGCCCGCAGACTTTTCCCGAATATTGACTTACGCAGAAATGAGCGTTGCAAAACTACAGACGATAACAAAGTTGATAGTTTGCTCATGGCTGAGTATGCTCGAAGAAAGAACTTGTAATCCTATTGTGGAATAAATCATAGGCTAATATTTAGATGTTACAAATTATTTTGTAGCGATGTCAGCTTTGTCGTGAGATAAGGCTGACATTTTCTTTTGAAACTTTTACTATTATGATAACAAACGAAAAACTTGCTCAACTGGCTTTACAGACAGAACAAGGATTCCTGTTTCAGAATATCGAGAAATACGTCACAGACTTTGATACCATCGAAGACATTGAAATCATGGCTATCACTGCCTGTTGGCTGAATATCGGTATCAGAGCCGAGGGATTCTCTAACGCGCTTTGGGCTTACAACAAGTTCAAAGATGGAGGTAGCCCTCTTCAATACGTTCTGAACAAGAGCCAGAACTATACCCGCTTCCAGTATTACTATACGAAGTTCACTACACAGCACACCTTACATGACTGGTGGGTTCTGATGGGAAAGTTGTATAAGATATACTCAAGTGGTAGTACCATACTTGCAGAAGTATTGAAGAAGATAGGTGATGCCGAGGACAAACGCATTGCCGTTCTTGAAGCGTTGACGGAAATCTTCGACGGTGTAAAGTTGATGCCAACTGACACAACCTACATTCCTAACAAGTATGTGAGGTTTGTGATGATGATGGTTCGCCCAAGACCAATCGGTACAGGTATATGGTCAGAGACAGAACCAGACGTTTTCAGTCCGTTGCAGACTTTCATCCCTCTCAACAATGAACTTGTAAAAGTCATTGCCGATAACGAGATTCTGGAAAATCCTAACATGACGTGGGAGTTTGGAAACTCTCTCGTAGAATACTTTTCTGAGATATTCCCTGACGATCCTTCTCGCGGATATTTCTCTCTGATTGGTTTGAAAGATTATTCACCAAATAAATAGCGTTATTTATGGCAAACAACACTCAGGTTGCGACACAGCAGCCGCAAACGCTGCAATCACTCATGGGTAGTGGTGCAGTGATTAAGAAACTGAATGATGTGCTTGGCTCTGAAAAGAAAGCCAGTGCATTTATCTCCAGTGTGATTAGTGTAGCCAACGGCAACACAGCGTTGCGTAATGCCAATCCTATGACCATTCTTGGTTCGGCCATGGTAGCAGCAACACTTGACCTGCCAGTTGTTCCTACGCTTGGTATGGCTTACATCGTTCCTTACAAGGGTCAGGCTCAATTCCAACTTGGCTACAAAGGACTGATTGAACTTGCAGAGCGTAGCGGTCAGTTCAAAAACATTATCGACGAAGTAGTTTACGAAGGTCAACTTGTCAAGAAAAACAAGTTTACTGGTGAATACGAGTTCGACGAAGATGCTAAGAAGAGCGATAAGGTCATCGGCTACATGGCTCGTATGGATTTGATCAACGGTTTTTCCAAAACTATCTTCTGGACTAAGGAAGAGGTTGAGGCACACGCAAACAAATTCTCTCAGGCTTTCCGTAGCGGTTACACTTCGCCTTGGAAGTCAGACTTTGACGCAATGGCTCGTAAGACCGTCCTGAAGGCTTTGTTCTCTAAGTATGCACCCAAGTCTATTGCTATCCAACAGGCAATCAAGTTTGACCAAGCTGTCGTTAAGGCAGACAATCTTGACGGTGAAGACATCAACATTGATGCTTTCGAGACTGAGTATGTTGACTGTGAGCAGACTCAGGAGCCAACTGCCGAAGAGGTTGATCCGAGCAAGGGCTTGTTTGGTAACGGTGGTGACGGTGCTGACGCAAACAAAAAGTAATTGCTATGGCAAACGACTTACAGCGAACAACAGAGTGGTATCTTGCCCGCAAGGGTAAGGTTACTGCCTCTGAGTGCTATGTTCTATTGAATAATAGCAAAGGTGAAGTTCCTCTGACTCAGGAAGAGCAGGAACAGTTTCGTCAAGAGCATCCTCGCGCCAAACTTCCTGAGACGAAGAAAGTGGACGTACCGTTTAGCACTGGCACATATACTTACCTCGACGATAAGGTTGCGGAAATGTATATGCCAGATAACTCTTTCATCGAGTACATGGAAGACAGACCTTCAAACAAGGCTATGCAATGGGGTACGTTCTGGGAAGAGGGAGCGAGAAACCGCTACATCGAAGCCACTGGTTACGAAGTTCTGGATTCTCCTTTCATCGCTCTCAAAGGCTTTGAGAACTTCGCAGGTGGCAGTCCTGACGGTATCGTAAGGAACACTCAGGACACCGACGGCTACAAAGGTATCATTGAAATCAAGTCGCCGTTCAATCCTGCAGTCCACCTCAGACACTTCCTTTATGAGAAGCCAGAGGACTTGAAAGAGGATAACCTCCAGTATTACGTTCAGTGTCAGTACAACATGGTTTGTGTAAGCAAACAGTTTGATACTGAGGTAGAGTTCTGTGACTTTATTAGTTACGACCCGCGCACATCAAAGTCGAAGCAACTGAAAGTTTTGCGTATTCCTGCCGATCAGGAAATGCAAGAACTATTGTTGACACGTACAGGATTGGCGGTTGACTACTTACGGCAACAGATCGAGCGCATCAATAAGATGCAGTCTATTATCAACGAATATAAATAAGGTATGGAAGTAACAGGAAAACTTATAGCGGCAATGCCTACACAATCAGGTGTGTCGCAAAGAACTGGCAATCCTTGGATGTCACGGGAGTACGTGATTGAGATTCCTGGTCAATATCCAAAGAAGATGTGCTTTAAGATATTCGGTGAGGACAGACTGAAACAGTTCAATCTCCGTAAAGACGAGACTGTAACCGTTCAATTCGATATTGACGCGCATGAGTACAATGGTCGTTGGTTCAATGAGATTCAGGCATACAACATTCTGAGACCGCAGCAAGCACCCGCACCTGCCGCCGCACCTCAGAACACCGCACCATTCCCACCACCTCAATCTGATCAAGGCGATGCAGGTGGTAGTGCCGACGATTTGCCCTTCTGAGCATCTACGAAGTAGGTGTTTATCGAGGCTTAGCCACTGAGCCAGTTAATCAGTGGCAACCGGGGGTATCTGGATTTGACAGTTGACTGAAGGTAAGAAATCGTGCAGGTAGTCATACCTTGAAATGGCAAAACAATTAAACGCTAAGGTTGTCAATATGACTCCCCGTGCTTCAATGCTGGCAGCAGCGTAAGCACCTCGCGGGTGACTTGCGAAGGAACATAAAGGTCACAAGGATTCTCTTACGAGAGAGTTTGTCCGTTCTTTCAAAACGGACTGGTGGAACGCTCGCCCGACATGAGTCTGGTCAGCCCCAAAGCACGTAACAAGTTTCTATGATAGGTCAATTTGGACGAGGGTTCGAATCCCTCTACCTCCACCCCTGTCCCGTGTCCGCGAGGAATGAAGTTCTGATAAGTCTCGAAAGAGAAAGGTCGTGAATGTAAGACTTGGCCGCGCCTTATTCCTCTTTATTAAAGATTAATATTCTTCTTTATTATTATGAGTATAGGAGAAGAAAGAAAATACTTGGAAGCGAATTACGCTACAACTTCAAACAAAGAACTTTCGCAGAGGCTTGGTATTTCTATTCCATTGGTTCAGAAACGCGCTCGTTATCTTGGACTAAGGAAAGACCCGAATTACCTCAGTGCCGTCAACAGAAAATGTGGTTTGAAGAGTCCAATAGCGAAGAATTGGAAATGATTTCGTGGAAAGTGATATGTGCTTATGATTTTAGATAGGGAACTTCTTGAAGACCCGATGTATCTCTCAGAGAGATTCACCCGTATGCAGGCTTTGATTGATTTATGTTTTCTGGCAGCTTCTAAGCCGAGAACAATCTTTATTCGTGGTAATAAGGTTGAGATTGGCAAAGGTCAAGTGTCAGAGTCAGAGGAAAGTCTGGCTCGACGTTGGCAATGGAGTAGGAATACAGTCAGGAAGTTTCTTTCTGAACTTGAAAAGAGTGGAATTATTGAACAACGGAAAAGTCGCGTAATTACGCTGATTTCTGTAAAAAAATACCTTATCGTTGAACAACAGAATGAACAACAGATTGCACAACAGAATGAACAACCTATAAATAATAATAAGGTTAATATAATAGATAAGGGAGATAACAAAGAAAAAGAAAATAATAATATCTCTCTTGCCGATTTTGAAGTTTGTTGGAAGGCTTACAATCGAAAAGGTTCAAAGAAGAAGTCTCTGGAACAATGGCAGAAACTTACTGATGAAGAAAGATTGAAAGTTCTACCTCATGTCAAAGCATACGTTGGTAGTAGAGACCTGCAATTTCAGAAAGACTTTGAAAGGTATCTCCGTGACAAGACCTTTGAAGAAGTCATTATCAAAGGCAACGATACTATCTACGACCCTGACAAGTTTGACAAGACCAACGAGTACCATCCTACAACCGATGGTATCTTCCAGTATTGGAATGACGAACGGAAATGCTTAATGTTTAATGGTTACATCGACCAACTCAATGACGGTTACACCGATGATACCCGTCCTGATGGCGCAAAGGTCGCTTGGAGTATGTACGAATGGATATGGAGCAGCCGAACAAAACAATGGATAAAACAGAATGATTAACGAGAATACTCTGAGGCAGTGGTGGCACGTCTTCAAGAACGATTCTGAGTTAGTAGAGATACGATTGCTTGGAAAGTTTGCTTATAGCGGTTACTACAAGAATATCGACAAACTGATCGAAGATATTAAGCCTTACGAGGAACTTCCAGACGAACAGATATACTTCACTCTGAATGAGATTGACGATGGCTGTTATGGTCGCGCTCAATGCGAAAAGATTATCAAGAGTCCGAAGACTACGACGAATGACAACAATATCACACGTCGCACTTGGGTATTGATAGACTATGATCCAGTCCGCGTCTCAGGAACAAACGCCACTGATGAAGAGTTTGAACTTGCTCATAAGAAAGCACAGCAGGTTTATTCCTATCTGAAAAGATGTGGATTCAATGACCCTGTAATCTGTAAGTCAGGTAATGGCTGGCACACCGTTTACAAGGTGGATATGCCGAACACCGAGGAAGTGAGAGATATGCTTTCGCAGTTCCTCCAGTCCGTTGCTCTGATGTTTACTGATGAAAAGGTTGACATTGACGAATCAGTGTTCAATGCCGCCCGCATCTGTAAACTATATGGTACGACGGCAAAGAAAGGCGCAAACCTTCCAGAACGGCCATGGAGAATGTCAGAGATAGTCTATGTACCTTCAGAGATTAAGGTAACAGACATTTCCCTCTTCCAATCCGTAGCCAATCTTTTGCCGAAAGAAGAGCCAAAGCCGACACTTCCGTATAGAGGTGGCAACACCAATGAGCCTTTTGATTTGGAGAGATTCTTGAATGACCACAACGTCCAGTATAAGAAAGAGACTTGTGCGAAATGGACTAAATACGTCTTAGACCATTGTTTCTTCAATCCAGAGCACAAAGGTAAAGATGCCGCCATTATTCAGATGGCAAGCGGTGCTATCAAGTACACCTGTTTGCACAATACTTGTCAGCAACATACTTGGCAAGAAGTCAGGCAGATGCTTGATCCTAATGCGTATCAGCCGAGGCAGCAACAACAGTACCAACCACAACAGAGGGCAGTTGCACCAAGACAACAGCCACAACCGACTATTAAGCCAGAAACTCCCGAACTTGGTAAGAAATGGTTTTCTCTGAAAGATATTGCAAAAGTCAATGTCAATGAGTTGGAAGGTATCAAAACTGGTTACACCGAACTTGACAAGGCAATACGCAGGTTATTCTTTGCCAGTCTTATCATAGTTAGCGGTTCAAACGCCTCTGGTAAAAGTTCCTGGTTAAACTCTTTGCTTCTTAACGCTATTCAGCAATGTTTCAAAGTTGCATTGTGGAGTGGTGAGTTAAGACCTGACGTGTTGAAGTCATGGATTCAGATGGTTGCCGCAGGAAAAGAGTTTCTTAAACAAAGCAGTAACGGAAAGTATTGGTATGTTCCCGATGATATATCGAAGAAGATAGATGATTGGACTGACGGAAAGTTCTTTCTCTATAACAACGAATACTCAAACAAGTGGGAGCAAATCTTTTCCGATATGCAGGAACTTGTTGCATTGGGTGTCAGAATATTCATTCTTGATAACTTGTTCAGTCTCGACATTGACGTGTTCGACGGTGACAGCAACAAGAAGCAGAAAGAACTTATCAATCAACTTGTAGAGTTTAAGAAGAAGAGTAAGGCAATTATTATCCTCGTAGCCCATCCGAGAAAGACCACAACTTTCATCCGTAAGACTGATATTAGCGGTACTTCGGCAATTATTGACGCTGCCGACTACATCTTTATCATGCACAGAGTCAATAACGACTTCCGAAAGATGGGTGGTGAGTTCTTTGGTGCTGCCAATATTCAGAAGTTCTTTGAGTTTTCAAATGTTCTGGAAGTTTCCAAAGACCGCATGATGGGTACTCAGGACTATCTCGTAGGTATGTACTATGAGATAGAGAGCCGCCGCTTCAAAAACTCTAACGACGAGAAACGTGTTTATGGTTGGCGCGATGATATAGGGAAGCAGACGGATATGTTTGATGAACCCGAAACGGTGTCAGATATGCCATTTGCCGCACCTACTGACGACGATGCCCCATTCTGACACATTACTGGAATAATGTATTTCTGTGAGCCGTGCATCATCGTGTCTTTACGACCGTCATAGCCAGTGGCAACCTCTTGAATTGCTTCATGGTCGAAATAGTAACGACTACTCTTCGACATGAGGAATATGTATTCATGGCTCTTTGTAAGCCTGTCCGTTACTGACTCAGGCATTGCGTTAGGCTTCGACCAAATGATATCGTTTCTGAGATAGTAACCTACTCTGTCTCTGAGGGCGAAAGCTGCCATCCAAGGCACTCCAATAAGGTCTTTGTCTTTGCAAGCGGTTACGTATTTGTAACCAGTACGATTACCTACACTGCCTTTGTTAGTACCTTGCTTATACTGCTTGGCATTATCGGGATAGTTGGCTGCTCCTTTGCCAGAACCAGCGTAGGAATCGCCCAAATTCAGCCAAAGCGTACCCTCTGGCTTCAACACACGATATACCTCTGCAAATACCTCTGTGAGCCTGTCAATGTATTCAGATGGTGATTTCTCCAAACCTATCTGACCATCTACGTTGTAGTCACGGAGTCCGAAGTATGGTGGTGAAGTCACGCAACAGTCAATGCAGTTATCGGGTAATTTTTTGAGACCTGTAAGGCAGTCTTCGTTATAAACCTTGTTTATTTCCATGTAACATTATTCCAGTAATGCCACATCGTGAGCAACAGAAGAATGCTTTGCATGAGCATCAGCGGTGGCGGTTTAAGAACTTGCAGGAAGATGGTCAACAGCCTAACACAATGCACCTCAGACGTGCCGAGGGCTTGCCAGACAAGCAATATCCAGTAAGGAATAAGCGCGATGTCTGGACTGTCTCGACAAAGCCCGACTCAAACGCTCATTTCGCAGTCTATCCAGAGGAATTGATAAGACCTTGCATCCTTGCAGGGTGTCCGAAAGACGGTATCGTTCTTGATCCATTCATGGGTAGTGGTACGACGGCGCGTGTAGCACGTAAGTATGGCAGGAACTTCATCGGCTATGAATTGAATCCAGAATACATCAAAATCATTGAGAAAAAGATTATAGTACAGCAAGATATGTTTGTTTAAATGTTGTGGCAATGAAACATAGACTTTTATATATAGACCTTTTCTGTGGTGCAGGTGGTACATCGAGTGGCGTGGAAAAGGCTTTTGCGAATGGAGATAAGTGTGCCGAGGTTATTGCATGTGTCAATCACGACCCAAACGCGATTGCCTCTCATGCTGCTAACCATCCTCATACTCTGCATTTCACTGAGGATATACGTACACTTAAACTTTCGCCTCTGGTATCGCATTTGGAGAATAAGAAACGTGAGAATCCTGGCGCATTAGTTGTATTGTGGGCCAGTTTAGAATGTACGAATTTCAGCCGAGCCAAAGGTGGTATGCCGAGGGATGCAGACTCTCGTACTCTCGCAGAACACCTATTCCGATACATTGAAGCATTGAATCCTGACTACATTTTGATCGAGAATGTTGAGGAATTTATGTGTTGGGGTGAGTTAGACGAGAACGGCAAGCCTGTAAGCAAAGATAAGGGTAGTTCCTATCTCCGATGGGTACGTCATGTGCGTCAATATGGTTATGATTTTGACTGGCGTATTCTCAATGCTGCAGACTTTGGCGCATATACCAGTCGTAAGCGTTTCTTTGGTCAGTTTGCCCGTAAAGGACTGCCAATAGCATTTCCAGTACCGACTCATGCCAAAGAGGTTGAGGAAAACAGTCTCTTCCACGTCTATGAGAAATGGAAGCCAGTCAGAGAAGTCTTAGACCTCGACGATGAAGGCAGTAGCATTTTTGAGAAGAAGAAACCTTTGTGTGAGCGTACTCTTGAACGTATCTATGCCGGGCTTGTGAAGTTTGTCGCAGGTGGTAAGAAGCAACATGAGGCATGGATATTGAAATACAATTCCATGAATAGGGCAGGAAACTATTCTCCACCCTCTCTTGACGAGCCGTGTCCTGTTGTTGCAACACAGAATCGTTTGGGAATGGTCAAATGCCGTTTCCTATCCAAACAATTCAGTGGTAGCCCAGACGATAAGAACATTTCCATTGACAGGCCAGCAGGTTCTATTACGACCGTTGACCATCATGCTTTCATAACAGCTTACTATGGTGGTGCAGATCATAACTACGACATCAAGAAGCCGAGTGCAACTGTTACGACCAAAGACCGTTTGAGCATCGTCAATCCCAAGTTCCTGTCTGCCTTTTACGGTAACGGTCATAACAGTTCCGTAGAAAAGCCGTCGCCGACGGTAACGACGAAAGACAGGTTGGCAATGGTTCAGCCCAAGTTTATCCTAAACTACCGCTTCAACAAAAAAGGCAGTTCGATAGAAGAGCCAGCACCGACGATATGCACGGTAGGACAGATAGGAATAGCCGACTGTCAGTTTCTCGCTAACGAGTATAGTGGTGGCGGGCAAATCAGTGACATCAAGAATCCAAGTCCTGCAGTCCTGACAACACCGAAGCAGAAACTTGTATCTGTCAATCAGTTCTTGGCAAATCCTTGGTCATTCAGGAGTGACGGCGGCAGCATTGACAAACCCTGTTTTACCCTGATAGCGAGGATGGATAAGATGCCGCCTTACCTGATCAGTACTGAGCGTGGCATTGGCATAGCCGTCTATGAAAGCGACAGCCCAATGACAAAGAAAGTCAAGGAGTTCATGGCAATGTACGGTATCGTTGACATCAAAATGCGTATGCTGAAGATTGCCGAACTGAAACGCATCATGGGTTTCCCAGAGGACTACACACTCATTGGTACACAGGCAGAGCAGAAGAAGTTTATCGGCAATGCCGTAGAGGTAAACATGAGCCGAGTCTTGTGTGAGGCTCTGTATATGAAATTGCAAAAAGTAGCATAAAAAGTTATGGAACAGAAATACATCAAAGCCAGTGACGTTGCCGAGAAGTTTGGCGTTACCAGGCAGACTATTCGCAACTGGATTGACAAAGGTTTGCTTGCAGCCGTCAAACTCGACAACTGTCATTACGTGACGATGGAAAGCGTTAAGGCCATCGAAGACAAGTATTCTGAAATTGTCGTTGTTGAGGGTGCTTTGGAAGCATACGTCAACAAACAGAAAATGGCTTATGAAGAATACAAAGCCTCCGTTGAACTTCTTCGCCAATCAAGTGCCGAGAACACAAAGATATGTCTGATTAAGCCTCGCCTTATTGAACTTGTTCGCATCATGTTTGGTATCGTAAGAGTCAGTCAGTATGGCGAAAGACGAGGTGACGATATGATAGAGTTGTTGCTTCACGGCTACGACGTAAAGTATATCGCTGAAAAGTATGGCATATCTCCAGAGCGCGTCCATCAAATCGTAGAAAAAGACTTGCGGGTTCTGAATTACGAGGGTCGTCAATACGTCAAGATCAAAGAAGAGAACGAGCGTTTGAAAGAGGAATTGCAGACTTTGGAAAACAATATCAAGAGTCTTCGCAGTTTCCGAGAACCGGGCGCAGAAAGTATTGAATATAGTAAGGTTGACGTTCAAGAAAGCATCCTCACCAAGAAACTTGTTGACTGCAACCTTTCCGTGCGGTGTTTGAACTGTCTGAAGGCGTACCAAGAGAAAATCAATGGCGAATGGGTTGACATGCCTATTGATACCATCGGTGACTTAACGAGACATAATAAGACTGACATGCTTAGGATACGAAACTTCGGCAAGAAATGTCTCATTGAACTTGATGATTTCCTCGACGAGTTAGGACTTGAATGGGGAACAAACTACATGGTCAATGAAGATGGTGAAGTCGTAAAAGTTGAACAAAAATAGATGAACTATGAGTAATTTGTTGTTTGATGATGTCCGACAATGGCGTATCTGCCTTTGGTCAGGCGTATGCAAAGCTGCATGGGGATTGTATAGGATTCTCACCTGCATCTTGTTCGGCATAGCCAGTGTGTTTGTCTGGATTGGCAAACAGATTGGTGCTTTCTGTAAGAGAGAGTTTTTGGCTTCACTGGTTATCGGTCTTCTGGTTGTACTGATTTGTGTAGGTTGGCTTGGAACATTCATCAAGGAACGTTCTGCAAGAGTCGATGCAGAAATGCAACGAGACAAATTGATGTACGAACTTGATTCCACGAAGCAGTTGTTACCCTCTTATACCCATTTGAACGATGATTCCAACTAAATACGGTCAGTATTACTATGCGCCACATCGCCGACAATGGGGTATCTGGCAATACCACGAAACGAAAGTAAGTGACCAAGTATCTGTTGGCTCTGGTACTTTCATCAAAGACTGCCCTACAAAGGCAGAAGCGAGAGCAGAAGTTTATAGGCTTAACGGTTGGAAGCAGAAATGAAATACTGGTACAAAGGTGAATCGTTCAAAGTTTTCCCTAATCTGGAAATCTACTATAACGAAGACGAAGAGTTAGTTTACTTCTCTTTGGTCTGGATGAAGTTTGAGATAGACCTCCAAATATGTATAAAATGGAAGAAAAATGAGAAACAAGAAGAGAAATAGTCCGAGACGTGCCAATGCCATCACACAGGCTATTACCTATCTACGTGACACTTGCGGATGGTGGGGATATTTCCATTATAGTGACCGCCTTGGCGAACTTATATGGCAGTTTGGCTTCAAAGCCGACAAATACGATGTGCTGAACAGTCTTGTGTGTGTAGAGCGGAACAAAATCGTAACATTCTGCCGCAGAGACATCAGGCACAGCTTTGACCGATACAAACTATTCTGTGATTGGATTTTGGCACTGGTCATATTCCATCTGCTTGTTAGTTTGTTGATCACACTCTGCTATTAAAACTATTCAGGTCACACAATAATCACTTAAAACATATAAGAACTATGTCACATTTATCAAGACGTTACACCGACTACTACTATGTAGAGGTGGAGAAAAAGAACTTTTTCGGTAAGAAGAAAAAGGTGCTGAAGAAAGTATTCTACATTCGACAGTCCGAGAAAGTGTTAGAGGCGCAAGAAAAGGCACTTGGTATCTCTATTCCCAGACAGTTCCCAAATGCGGTGTTCCCTTGCAAGCATGAGGAACGTGGATTTGTTTCTGCAAAGGGTAAGAAGAGTAACCACACACATGCCCGCTACAAGCGTAAGAACAAGGCTCGTATCAGAGCGAGAAAGAACTAATTTTATAACCCATTTTACAAAACTATGGCAAATTTAAGAAATCGAAGTGGTTTTTGGATGGAGGCTGTTGCAGTCTTCACCGAGAACAATGACAAGGGTCTTCCAAAGGAGATCAAAGAGCGTTACGTTATCGAAGCTGCATCTTTCATTGACGCAGAACAGAAACTCCGTGCTGAACTGAACTACGCCAACCGTCCTATCAAGAAGATTGATAGCGCGTTGAGACCTAAGTACGGTACTATCTGCTTCAGCGACGATGCCGCTGCCGAGAACTTCTACAAGGTAAAGGTTGTTATCACAGAAGAGATTGAGGTGAAGACCCGCAAAGGTGGTGTCCGTACCAAGACCAAGGCTGTTTCACACTTCCATCTGGTACAGGCTGCAAGCAACGAAGCCGCCCGCCGTGCCGTTGTCGAGGTCGTTTACAAGGATTCCAATGCCGACTACGAGATTGCCGACGTTGTGAAGACCCGTATTCTGGACGTTCTGGAGAATGAAAAGCACCTGAAATCGACTGAGGTTAAGGAGTAATCTCCATATCAAGTCATTTGTTTAGTATTGCCCTGCCTCTTCTGGAGGTGGGGCTTTCTTTTTCAGACGATGAAGAAATATGTTATTACGTTGTCACAGGTGTTTCCAGTGACACATATTCGTAAGGGTGAGCCGACTGGATTCAAGCATCGTTTTCTTGCAGCCATCGGTAAATGCGAAGGTGACTGGCATAAACTCCATACCATTCGAGCCAATTACGACCTGTGGAAGAAACGCTTTGACGAGATCGAGGCTGGCAAGGCTTGTCTCTGCATCAGGCAATGGAGTGGTAAGCCCTATTGCAGTAAGCAGATAGAGATTGCCGTTCTGAGGAAAGAAGACGGTATCGGTATTCAGAAAATGACAGTTGCTGGTTGCGCAACTATTCATCCGATATTTGTTGACACTCATTCTGTTTCTGCCGACGTACTTGCACATAACGACGGACTTTCTTCTGCTGACTGGCGTAATTGGTTTTCAAAGTATGACCTTACAGAGCCATTAGCAGTTATTCAATTTACTAATTTCAGGTATTGATTATGGATAAATACGAGATATTGGCAATGTTCAATGCAAAGTTTGGTACTAATGTTGCCGCACGTTGCAGAAAACTTACCGAAGAGTATCACGAACTTATGGAAGTTCTTGACACTGCAAATGTAGATGATTTGAAACCAGAGCATTGCAGAGAGTTTGCCGAGGACTTCATTGATGAACTTTCCGACTTGAATGCTGTGGTGTTCCACATTGCAGGTATTCTTGGACTTACTCAGGACGAACTTCTTTCCATGGCCGCAGATAAGGTCAAAGGTCGTGAGAAAGACCCGAACTACAAACGCAAGCATCCTCACATAAGTAGAAGCGAGACATGAGTGGTGGGCATTGGGATAATCAGCAATGGCACATTGACAACATTGCTGACGGTATTGAGCAGGAAGTCATTCTGAGTGGTAAGCCGATACCGAAACAGAAATGGAGTTACTACGAAAGGCAGGAGTATGAGGAAACTCACAAACAGCCAATGAACTATGCTTTCCAAGAGCCGATTCTGAGAAGAATGGAAGAAGCTGTTTACGCTCTACGTCGTGCTGCCATCTATGCTCAGAGGACAGACTACCTTATCTGTGGTGACGATGGTGAGGAATCTTTTGAAGAAAGACTTCAGAAGGAACTCGCGGAACTTGACTCTAAATCAAAGATGGGTGAGAACGGTGTGATGTACTATGTCATAGACCGTAATCAGAATCCTTACGAAAACGATTAAAACAATAAGACTATGAACTTTTTACTGAGAACTTTCCAGATTGTAAAGCGTTGGTTCAGCAAGAGCCATCGTATGACTTTGTACTATGCCGTTAGCGCAAGCGGTCAAGGCAGAATCTTTGCAGAAATGCCGAGTCGTGACACAGACCTCAATATATGGGTAGGTGATTGTGACGGATTCTTTGTGCTGGTCGTTGCTCGTATGGAGGCTTGTGGCTTTGTTTTGCCAAAGATTACGTGGGAAGATGATCCAGTAAAACTTAATCTTGTGTTGGAATATGGCAAAGCATAACTATCTTGTATCTGTCTTTGTTGACGGACGAAATGAAAACTCGTATTTTTCTGAGAATCTTGATGATTTGGTTACGATCAAGGCAATGCACAAAGATTGTGAAATCTGCATCTTTGACTTGCAGGATTTTTCTACTATGCCGAAAGAGCAGGTAGAAGCCGAGATTGCTAAGAGTGGTAAGCGGTGGAAGAAGTCACTTGACAAGACTGCAGAAGTCGTTGTCAAGCCAGAACCCAAGCCAAAACCTCCGAGAGTGAAGCAGGGAAAGTATTGGGAACGCTCTGTGCGCTGTGTTGAGACAGGGCAGGTATTCCGTTCTATCCGTGATTGCTCTGAGAAGACTGGCATTCCGTACATGACCATTGTGAACTGCATCAAGAATAAGAACGCTACGCGAGGTGTTCACTTTGTCAATGCTAAGACAGGTGACAGGTAGGTTATGTAATCAATTTAATAATGAATATGAAAGAAGAGAAAACTACACACCCGTACTTTTCTGAATGGATGCCTACGGGTTTAACAGAAACGAATAACAATGGATAAGCAGCATTTGACAGTTAATGATATTTGCATTGGCGATTACGTACAGGAGTGGTCAGAGATTCCTGGTAAGTGGTCAATGCCAATGTATGTTGACGGTATCTTTGGTGATGGCGATTTGTACCTAAACTTTGAAGGTAACGAAGCCGATCCTTGGGATGCAAAGATAAAAGATGTCTTTGACATTCCTATTGATTGGGGAATCCTACCACATTTCGGATTCTTCGAGAGTGACACCCACCTCTTCCATATTGAAGTTGGAGATTGGCAGTTGGTAGTTCATGTGTTCAAGGTTTGCGACGTTTTCCTCTCTAACGCGATGCTGTCAAACAAAAACGGTCATGTCGTATTACTTGGTGAGGTTGATTCAATACGAACTATTCAGCACCGATTCTACGAAGAGACGAAACAACCTCTGAAACTTAACTTTGAGTAAGTTATGAATAAGAAACTACGCTTATTGGTTACGGCAAACTGCCATAACCGTTGCCCTCTTTGCTGTAACAAACAATTCAAGTTTGACGAGATACCAGTTGTTGACAGGTTTGACTACGAAGAGATAATGATTACTGGAGGTGAGCCTCTGTTGTACCCCGAAAGAGTTGAGAAACTTTGTAAGAGTATTCGAGACGTGACGGAACAGATGGGTATAACTCCGAAAATCTACATCTATACTGCCAAACCGATATGGCATCATATTGAACGAGCCATCAAATACTATGCCGATGGCATCGTAGTTGCTCCACACAGCAAAGATGATATCGCTTTCTTCCGTGAGACAAATAATTGTCTGTTAAAGCATAGTCGTTACGGGAATACTTTTGATTGCAGCTTACGTCTGAAAGTTTTCCCCGAAGTGAAAGATGCTTTGCCAGAGAACTTGAAGTGTTGG